AAGGCTAAAAGAGAACGTAGGAGAGCATTACGAAGACTATCTGAACGAAGACTATCACTTAATAAAATAAAACCAATGGAGAAGAAAAAACGAAAGAGACGTACTAAGGCAGAAATTCAAGCTCAAGTACAGAAACCCGAACCACAAGGACTAGGAGACACAGTAGAGAAAGTACTAGAAGCTACGGGTATTGCTAAAGTAGCTAAATGGATTCTAGGAGAAGACTGTGGATGCGATGAGCGTAAAGCAAAGTTAAACGAGTTGTTCCCATACAAGAAACCATTGTGCCTAGAGGAAGACGAACACAAATATCTGCATGAATTTTTCCTCACAATGACAGAGAGAATAAAACCAACTCAACAAAAGCAGTTATTAAAGATATACAACCGTATCTTCCAAGAGAGAAACGAACCATCAACGTGTTCATCATGTTGGGTTAACTACTTGAATAAGCTACGTAAAGTGTACGACCAATATAACGATTAAGATATGCCGATACCAAAACCAAAACCAGCAGAAAGTAAAGAGGAGTTTGTATCTAGATGTATGGCAGACGATACAATGAACTCCGAATATAAAGACGAAAAGCAGAGAGCTGCTATATGTTATTCTTTTTATGATGAACAGAGACTTACAGAAATCAGAGAAATGCTATCGGGATTACAGAAAGACGAATATATCCCACTTGAACAGAGAAAAAAGAAATAAGCAAAGAGCTAAAGACCATGTACGCTATTGGTTTTTTAAAGACACTGCATTTGAAAGATTAAACCCTGAAGAATAAAATGTTTGAGGAACAACTACAAGAGATAATAGAACACATCCTAGCTCAATATGATGGCTACTGTTTTGTAATAGGTAAAGCAAACTTAGAAGCTGCTGGAGACATGGATGACTACATGGGATATCCTGTAATCTATTCACCACTTGTAGAGAAGACGGATGAAACCGTTTACTTTGTACCAATGACAAGCCACTTCATAAACACGAACAACTAATGGAAGAAAAAAAGAAAAAATTAGGAAGACCTAGAAAGATAGAGTCACCTGAACAACTACACGAAATATTCAAAGCATATAAAACATATGTAAAGGAGAACCCTAGATACAAATACACCCTATCTCACAGAACGGGAGACATGGTTCCTGAACCTTTAGAATGTCCGCTTACAATGGAAGGGTTTGAGGTGTACTGTTGGCAAAAGTTTGACCTGACTGTGAGTAATTATTTTGATAACAAGCACAAAGGTTATGACGATTTTTACTCTATCTGTACATACATACGAAGAGAAATCCGCAACGACCAAATCTCAGGAGGTATGGTTGGACAGTACAACGCATCAATTACACAGCGTTTAAACAACCTAAAAGAACAAGTAGAAAACACGAACATCGAACAGCCATTATTCAATCTGAATGAGTTTAAAGATAACGACAGCGATAAGGAAAATCTATAAGTTAGACAAACGCATTAAGATAGTTCAAGGTGGAACAAGTGCTGGTAAGACGTTTGGAATTATTCCTGTACTTATAGACAAAGCTGCTAGGACTGCTGGAATGGAGATAAGCATAGTAGCAGAATCAATTCCTCATCTGCGAAGAGGTGCGCTCAGAGACTTTGAAAAAATAATGAAGTGGACTGGTAGGTTCTTTGAAAGTAACTTTAATAAGACGTTGCTTAAATATGAATTTGCAAACGGTTCATTTATTGAGTTCTTTAGTGCAGACGATTCTTCAAAGTTGAGAGGAGCAAGGAGAGATATTCTGTACATTAATGAGTGCAACAACGTAACCTTTGAATCTTACAATGAGCTTTCCATCCGTACACGTAAAGAAATATTCTTAGACTTTAACCCAGCTAATGAATTTTGGGTACACACGGAACTAAAAGACGAACCTGACGCAGACTTTATAATCCTAACCTACAAGGACAACGAAGCCTTAGACCAATCTATAGTAGACCAAATAGAAAAGAACAAGCTCAAAGCTGAGACTTCATCTTACTGGCGCAATTGGTGGTTAGTATATGGGGAAGGACAAGTAGGAATGTTAGAGGGAGTTGTATTCTCAAACTGGAAAACCATTGACACAATACCAAAAGAGGCAAGGCTTATCGGAATAGGCTTAGACTTTGGTTACACGAACGACCCTACATCAATTATCGAAGTCTACACTCACAACGGACAGAGGATAGTAAACGAACTTGCTTACCGTACAGGAATGCTGAACTCGGACATAGCTAAAATACTACCTAAGAATGTAGTAGTCTATGCTGATAGCGCAGAGCCTAAGTCAATAGATGAGATAAGACGTTACGGAATAAACATTAAAGGAGTAACCAAAGGCAAGGATTCAATTAACTACGGTATTGATGTGATGCAGCGAAATGAATACTTAGTAACGTCAAGCAGTACTAATCTAATTAAAGAGCTTAGGTCGTATTGTTGGGACACTGATAAGACAGGAGTCAGGTTAAACAAACCAGCTGGAGGTAATGACCACGCAATTGATGCGTTCAGGTATCACGAGATGGAAACTTTAGGTATAAATAGTCACTACGGAAAGTACCATGTAAGGTAGCAAGGTACAAAAACACGAATTAAAGTTAATTAATTATGAAGGTAACAATAGACGTTCCAAGCAGTTTAACAGATATCACTTTAGAGCAGTATCAATATCTTATGTCAATTCAAGATGAGAATGATTCTGAGGACTTTGCTTCTAGAAAGTTGATAGCTTGTCTGTGTAAGATTCCTTTGTCAGATGTGTTAAAGATTCAGTACACGTCAATTATAGAGTTATTAGAGAAGTTTAACGCTATTTTCAGAGAGGATAAATTCCTTATTCAGAGATTTGAGTTGGGAGGTGTAGAGTTTGGTTTCGTTCCTGAGTTAGAGTCTATCTCATTTGGTGAGTATATAGATGCTGAGAAGTATTTAAGTGATTGGTCGACAATGAATAATGCTATGGCAGTTTTGTATCGACCAGTAGTCAAACGAAAAGACGAAAAATACACAATAGAAGACTACCATACTTCAGCTACTTATGCAGAGGTAATGAAAGCAATGCCATTGAATGTAGCTTTAGGCGCTCAGGTTTTTTTTTGGAATTTAAAAAGAGACTTGTTACTCGCTACGATGGATTATTTAGCGGAGGAGCTGACGGAGATTCCTCAGGAGATTATAGCGCAACATCTGTCTTTGCCCAAAGATGGGGGTGGTATCAATCAGTATATCAGCTCGCTCAAGGAGATGTTAGAAGATTTGACGCAGTTACCGCTTTACCGCTCCATCAATGTTTAACTTATTTGACATTTGAAAAGGAAAGGGTAACGCTAGAGAATAACGAGATTAAAAGACAAATGAAAAGATGAAAGCATACACATATTTACTAGAGGAATTAAAAGCAGAGATTGAAACTATCCCAATGGTGACTACGGTTACTCAGGGAGGACTAGATGACATCGACAATTACAAGCAGACTTTATTCCCTTTGGTTCACATTATCGTTAACAGCGTAACAGCTTCATCTAACACGTTTACGTTTAACGTTAGTATCATTTCAATGGATGTAGTTGACATAGCAAAAGACGAAACTACAAACATTTTCTACGGAAATGACAACGAGATAGACGTCTTGAATACTACAATGGTTATTTTAACACGAATAATTGAGGTATTAATAAGAGGTGAGCTATCTAGAAAAATGGAGATAGTAGGCACTCCTAATATGCAACCATTTACAGAAAGATTTGAAAACTACCTAGCTGGATGGACAGCTACAATGGATATAATTGTTCCTAACGACATGAGCATTTGCTAATGATGACAGGACAGCAAATAAGGAAAGAGTTAGAGAAGTTTCAGAAGTATGTTATTTCTCAGGCTAGAGCTAATTTAACACGGTTAAAAAAGAACTCTTCTAAGAATTTGTACGACAGTTTAAAGGGTGAAGTTACCTATAAGAAAGGAGACTACACTGTCAACATCGAAATGGATACTTACGGATTATTTGTAGACAAAGGAGTAAGCGGTAAAGAGAAAAAATACAACACTCCTTACTCGTATAAATCAAAGATGCCACCACCCTCTGCACTTGACCAATGGATAGTAAGAAAAGGAATAGCACCTAGAGATGCAAAAGGCAGATTCATAACTAGAAAGTCTTTGCAGTTTTTAATAGCTAGAGGTATATACAAAAACGGTATAGCTCCAAGTTTGTTTTTGACTAAACCATTTGAGGCAGCGATGAGAAGATTACCACAGGATGTAGTAACTGCATATGGAATAGATATAGAAGCGTGGATGAGCGCAACAGTAGAAAAAATAAATAGAAAATAATGGCAAGAATATTCGC